TTAAATAACCCTTTAAGTGGAATGTCCGCAAAAACAAAATAGGAGTATGTCATGTGTGATTGTAAAACAGATCAGGATTGTCAATGTCGTTTAAGATAGAGTTAAAAACAGTTCTACCCTATTTGGTGCTATTGGCGACACTCGCAATGACGTGGGGAATGTGGAGCGAACGCTTAAATGCAGTTGAGAAAAAGGCAGATAGTGTTGCAGAAATGCAACAAGATCTAGCTGTTATAAAAGCACAACTAAAGTCTATGGATGAAAAAATGGATTGGATGGAAGGCTTTTTAATAAAGAATTATAGTGAATTTTAATGGTGATTAGTAGATCACAAATGCAAAAAGAAGTATCTACAGGAGGTAGAAAAATGAATAAAAAATTAAAACCAATACCACCAAAAAATAAAGGTCTTAAAAAATTACCTAAAAAGGTAAGAAACAAAATGGGATTTAAGAAAAAAGGTGGAATGGTAAAATAGATGTGTAAATGTAACGAAGAATACGTTTGTGTGTGTGGTTTAGAAACAGAGGACGATAATGGGTAAATTATGCGCAAAGGGAAAAGCCGCCGCTAAGCGTAAATTTAAAGTCTATCCTAGTGCCTATGCAAATATGTATGCGGGCGCTGTTTGTTCTGGAAAAGTAACCCCAGGGGGTAAAAAGAAACCAAAGAAAAAAGCTGATGGTGGTATGATTAATAAAGTTTCTCAAGAAAGAAAAATGGTATCTAGTTTTGGTCAAGGTGGCGTTGCTAAGGGTTGTGGTGGCGTTATGGAGAATAGAAGAAAAGTTACAGCAAAAACCTAATGGCTAAAAAAGGACTTAGATCTTGGGTAAAAGAAAATTGGGTAGACATAGCCAATAAAAAATCTGATGGGTCTTATCCTAAATGTGGACGTAGTGGTAAAGAAAAAAGAAAAAATTATCCTAAATGTGTCCCAGCCGCAAAAGCAGCCTCTATGTCTAAAGGTCAAAAAAGATCTGCTGTTAGTAGAAAACAAAAAGCTGGTAATCCAGGTGGTAAACCCACTATGGTAAAAACAATTGTCAAGAAAAAAACAAGCAGAAAAAATAAAGCTTGATGTAATAAATTGGTCCAAGAATGTCTTGGAACCAATGAACAAACACATAGGTTTTCCTGCGTGTCCTTTTGCAGCTAAATGGAGAAAAGATAATAAATTAAGAATTGAAGTTCGTATGGATAAATCTAAATACGAAAAACAATTAACTTCTGTTCTAAAATCTTGGAATAAAAAACAACACGATATAATAATATTTTGTGATCCTTATTGGGAACAATATGATGGTCAAAAATTTCAAGATAAGATAGATTTTTATAACAAAACATATAATCGTAAAGATGTCTATTTTATGGGTTTTCATCCTTCTTCTCCAGCAGATCCTGAAGAACAAGAGTTTTTAGTGGATCCTACTAATGAACCTGTAGAACATGGTGATTTAGAATATTCAATGATGTTAGTACAAAAGTTTAAACAACTGTATGATGCAAGTTGCAAACTACATAAGATAGGCTATTATAAGAAATGGCCTAAGCAATACTACGATGAAGTAGTAGCTGAAAGGCAAAATACGTACGAAAAACTTTTTAAAAAAGGAGTAAAATCATGATGGCAAAAAAGAAACAAGTAATGAAAAAAGGTGGCATGGCCAAGAAGCGTGGTGGTGGAATGATGATGAAAAAACGTGGTGGTGGAATGGCAAAAAAGAAACAAGTTGCCAAGAAGCGTGGCGGCGGAATGATGAAGAAGTAAAATGGCTACCTCTGGAACTACAACTTTTAATTTAGATATAGATGACGTTATAGAAGATGCATATGAAAGATGTGGTCTTGAGACTAGATCAGGATATGATTTAAAATCAGCTAGACGTAGCCTTAATATCTTATTTCAAGAATGGATGAACAGAGGTATTCATTTATGGAAAGTAGAAAATCAAACTTCAAACTTAACAGCAGGAACAACAACTTATACAGCTCCAACTAATGCTAGTGATGTTTTAGAAATGACATTTAGAACAGTATCAAGTGGTACAACTACTGATACTACCATGACTAAAATATCAAGATCTGAGTATCAAGCCTTACCAAATAAATTTTCACAAGGTCAACCAACTCAATATTACGTACAAAGAAATTTATCAAACGTTGAAATAAATTTGTATCAAACACCTAATACTACAGATACTCAAATAAATTATAACTTCATAGGTAGAATACAAGATGCTGGAGCTTATGATAATCAACCTGATGCACCTTTTAGATTTCTTCCTTGTATGGTTTCAGGATTAGCTTTTTATATTTCTCAAAAAAGAAATCCTCAAATGACTCAAAATTTAAAACTTTATTATGAAGATGAACTACAAAGAGCTTTAACAGAAGATGGTCAAAGAGCTTCAGTTCATATTGTTCCTCAAAATTATTTTATAAACGGTTCTTAACATGGCTACCTTTGCAACAGGTAAATACGCTATCGCTCTTTGCGATAGATGTGGTCAACAATATGATTTTCATCAATTACGACAAGAGTGGAATGGATTAAAAACTTGTCCTGAGTGTTTTGAAACTAAACATCCACAATTAGATCCTTCTTATCATAGTGCTGACGCTCAAGCACTGCCTTGGGCGAGACCAGCGAGACAAGAGCCAATGACAGTTTTTGTTGGTGGATCAGGAGACAGTTCTTTTACTTCAAATGGAATGCAACCTTCTTCACAAAGTAGATCGTTGATTATTGGATCAAGTATTGGTAAAGTGACCGTGGTAATATCATGAATTATTCTGAACTTTTAGATAATGTAAGAAACTATACGGAGGTCACAAGTGACGTTCTTTCTAATACAGTTGTTAATGTTTTTATAACTAATATAGAAAACAAAGTTGCTAGACAAATTGATACTGACGATCAAAGAAGATATGCCACCACAACTTTTGAAGCTAATAATGCTTTTTTAGATGTTTCAGGACCTGAAGGTGGATTTAGATTTGCTAGAGGATTACAAATTGTAGAAACTGATGGAACTAGAACTTGGATACAACAAAGAGACGCTACATTCATGGATGAATATTCTCCTGAAAGATCTACTACAGATACAAATTTTACAGGTAAACCTAAATATTGGGGAAATTGGGATGCAACTACTTTGGTTGTAGCGCCTACTCCAAACACAGCTTACACAGTGGAGATGTGGTATGATGAAACTCCACAAAGATTAGGAAACGGTTCAGGCACAACAACTACCACAACTTTTCTATCAGATAATGCTCCTGAAGTTCTAATATATGGAACTTTATCAGAAGCTTTTTCTTACTTGAAAAACGCACAAGATATGCAATTATACGAAGGTAAGTACCAAGTAGCTCTGCAAGATTTTGCACAAGAGCAAATGGGTCGTAAACGTAGGGATGAGTATCAAAATGGTGTGTTACGCATTCCAATGAAATCGCTAACACCATAAGGGAGTAACTAAAAATGACAATAAATCAAGCAGTCTGTGCTTCATTTAAAAAAGAACTGTTAGCAGGCGATCATGATATTGATAATGATACAATTAATCTCGCTCTTTATACAAGTTCTGCAACTTTAAATGGAAACACAACAGCCTATGCTACAACTAATGAAGTTGGGGCATCAGGAACATATGCGGCAGGTGGTATAACTTTAACGAGTCCAACTATCGGTTTAACAGCAACTAGTGCAACAGCTTCAACAGCATTTGTTGATTTTGCAAACGCAAGTTTTACATCAGCAACAATCTCTGCTCAAGCAGCTTTGATCTATAACAGATCTTCAGCTAACACAAATGCAGCTATAGCAGTTTTAGATTTTGGAAGTGTAAAAACATCAACAAACGGTACATTCACAATCGCATTCCCAACCAATGATGCTTCAAGTGCTATATTAAGATTATCTTAATATAAGGTAGCATTACCATGGCAGATGCTTGGGGTGAAAATAATTGGGGCGAAGGCGCATGGGGCCAACAAAGCTCAATTACAGTATCTGTTACTGGACTATCAACAACAACAGCTTTAGGAACTGAGTCTGTTGTTGCCGATGCAGTAGTAGCCGTTTCAACTTTATCTATGACCAGTGCTTTAGGCACTGCAGTAGGTGAACCTGAAAATGTTACGTTCCCTACAGGTGTTTCATTCGAGACACAATTATCAGGAGTCTTAATTGGAGAAGGAGCGGGTGTCGTTCTTGGAAGTTTATCAACTTCTTTTGGAATAGGCACAGAAGTAGCAACAGGTTCTGTTGATGCAGGTTGGGGAAGATCTACATGGGGATCTTTTGCATGGAATGAGAATATAGAATTTATTACCAACGTCAGTAGCGTTACGATGTCTACTGCGTTAGGCACTCCTACAGTTGAAGTAGGATCAGGTGTAATAGTCAGTGCTACTGGACTAGAGATGACAAGTGCTCTTGGCACAACATCTCAAACAGGAACGGCAGTAGAAACTTTAGATAGTTTAACAATAGGTGTCGCATTATCAGGAGCGACTGTTTCTGGTGAGGGAAGTGCTGCAGTAATAGCACCTTCTGACCAACTAGACTTTGCTATTGGTACTCCAGTTATTGAAATATTTACACAAGTAGATCCTGTTCCAGTTACTATGACCTCAGCTCTAGGAACTGCTGTTGCAGAAGCCGATGCTCTAGTCACTCTTGGCAGTCTAAGTATGACCTCAGCTTTAGGCACTGAAACTGTAGA